CATACACTGTTGATATGAACATGTACGTGAATCGAAATCCTTCATGAGAATGTCATATACTTCTTGAGGGAAGAAGCATTCACAATCAGGTTTCTCACACCATGGAGTTGTTGGTACCATTATTTCAGCTTCTGTTCCATATAGGAAGAAAGAAGAATCCATAAAGTCTTCCGGATACTTGATGAAATATTTGAATGATTCCAAGTATCTTAATGGAGCATCACGCTCAATCCATTTATACGGAGACTGTTGATACCACATATCCATCTGTACAGAACGAACTTTATTTGGGTTAAGTACAACATTTCCGGACATGTTATCCATCATCATTATACCATGTTTCGCCATGAACATGTTTCCACATAAATCAAATAAAGTTCTTCCATTAAGATGTAATAGGAAACAGTTATGTGTCTGATCATAATATCGAGCTTTGTAGTTCTCTATCATATCAGATAACATTCGAAGAAGACGGCTTCTCAGTTCGTAATCTTCTTTGCCTATTACTGGAGAAAGATCTTCACCACCAACAGTTTGCAGATCCATTACAAGAGTCTTCACAACTTGATTTTCAAGCTGATGAATCATCTTAAGATCTGAAGTATATAATGTATACTGGATACGATAAGAACCATCAGTATTCAAACCATCCTGTGTTACTTGTGTAACTTGGAATAGATGATTCATATTGACATGCTTAACAATGAAGAAGTCATTCTCCTTTGGCATTATGGTTCCGGGAATAATGTATCCTTCACCAGATAAAGCGTAATTCCTAACGGATGATTGTGAAGCTTGATTGTCTTCTGGAGTAAACTGGGATAAACCCAGTATCACCATATTATCAATCCTATTATATCTTAGAGGAGAATCCGCACCTATTACTTGATACATTGTCTCAAGTCCCATAGATGATGTGGTTTCTTCATCATTGATATTGAAATACTGGACTAAAGTTCTTGAATCTCCAGTATACTTATTGATTCTTGAATGTAAGAATTTATCATACTTATACATCTGAGAATCAACCAACGAATTTTCGTCATAATACAATTCGGACATATTATTTTCACCTGCCTAATTCTGAATAATTTAGCACGTGTTCCCACGTACCATCAGATTATCGAAACGTAATTTTCGCTATATAATAGGTTACTTATATAATATAATAATTTCATATTTATATATTTTATTTGAATCAATTCGAAAGGAGTGTGATGTTTATGGATATCAATGAACATCAGTTTTTATATCCAAAGAAGGAATTATTGGATATAATTCAGAAACTTAATAAAGGCATAACCCCGCTGATTCCGGAAGATGAACTGGAAGAAGCGAAACTGTTGATGAGGCAGATGGAAGCAGAGGATGATGACGATGATGAGGAACTTCTTGCAGAAGTAGAAAAGCATAAACGAATGGTTGAGTTGGCAGAAAAGGAAAAACACAGAGCAACCAAACGAGATGCATATGTGTATACAATGACAGAAGAACAATTGAAGAAGATCGAATATGATATGTCTGCAGTGTATGTTCGTGAAGACCCAAATTCTGTATATAATAAAGATACGATAGATGTCAACATGTCTGAAGAGCGTCGTGAAATAATGCAGAAATTATCCAAGCTTCGAAATTGTTATTATAATCAGGATGATTATCGTGAAGCAATCGATGTAATTCGCCAAGCGATAGAACTGTCATTGAAGAATGATTATCCATGGATGACATATGAAGAAGCTGTTAAAGCATTCAATCGTGGAGAAATTGAATACGGATTTGGAGAAGTTCCGAAGATATATCTGAATTATATAACTCCGGTTACAGATCCGAAGATAGCTGCTCAGATATATTCTGGAGAAATCGAGCTCAAGGATAAGAATGAGAAGCCTAAGAAGAAGAGACGTGATAAGAATGAGAAGGGCGTATTCTTACCAGTTTCAGTAATTCCGGAAGCAATGTCGAAGCGTGCACTTGAGTATCATATGAAAGGATACGATACTCCTCTATCTGCAATGTTCAAAATGCGCAATACTGCATATGGCAGATATAGCATGCCAACATCGTCTTACTTCAATAATTCTGAATCTGAAAAGAGGAGGAGAAAGCATATTCAAGAAACATTGGATAATTTCGATTGGAGTAGAGAAGGTGCAGGAAAGGTATATACACTTCTCTCAAATGGTAAGACTCCATTCATGTCTGATTATGCATTCATTCAATTCTTACAGGAGAAGAATGGCAGTGGTTTGAATACTGCATTGAGTACGAATCTGAATATTTTGGAGAATTGTTTAAAGGGTGGAAACTCTGGATATTCTACAAGATATGCATCATACGAAACTCTTGTACAGCAACCAAATCAGATGGCTATGCAACAAGAGCAAGCTTTACTCGAAGCAATTCGTGAAGCTAACGAATAAGGTAACTTGACCTTCGCATTAGTGAGGGTTAAGATTCCTTCTATAGATTTGGCGGAGTGATTAACTCCGCCAAGTTTAAGTTAATTACACAAGCTCCCCCGCAAGGGGGAGCATATGTAATTTTTTGTTTAAACGAGTCTTATGAAATCATCATTGATGGTTGTCTTGAAACAATTTCCAGAATATGATTTCGGTATGTTGATAATCATTCCCAATGTGACATTGGTCATGATATCTTGAGTATGTTCAGAATCGGATATATCTGTTTGAGAATCTGATGTAATGTATGCTGTGAAATGTGAATTGTATGTTCCAGTCACATATACATCAAATGAACCATCATCAAGTTTATTCATATGAAGAGTTGCAGTTATATCTCTGGGGAGAGTATGCATAATGTCGAAATAACCGTCCGTCATTTCTTCAAACTTCCATACTTGATTGAGTTCATTATTGATATCTGATGCAGGTATTTCAAGAACATTCAATTGATCAAGTGTAGCATTGTTTACATCTACACCATTGAATCTTAAATGGAACGAATCATCTGATATGAATGATTCCAGTATATCTGGTTCGATATCAACATTCTCCGGATTACTGAAGTAATACGTATCCAGATTAGTATGATTATTCGCATTGAATGAATATGATAACTCTTGAGATGTGATTGTACCATTGTTCATGTTGTATTTCATAGCCTTGGTATAATCATTGAATCGTTTACCATCATTCGATATGTATACCATTTCCTTTGGGAATGTTGTAGAATCATAGAAATCATCAACCAATTCAATTACTTCGAAATTACGCAATGACGTAAGTTTTGTAAGCTGGAGGGTTGTTGGTGAAGTGATTGTTATATTCTTATCGGTTAACTGTCTACCGTTTATCCAGAATTCATATCTATCAAATGATAATGGTGTTGGTATCATTCCAGTCAAATCAATGATTCCACTCTCATCAATCTTTGCTTTGGAATATCTACAAACATGAACATATGTCGAAGTTACTTTATTCACTTCTGGATGTTCCTGTTTTGTTGTAGTAAATCTTGTTGTGATGTCATTGTTAACAACATCTGAGAATGGTAATCTATGATGATTCTTAGAATCATACAGATAGTCGTATGGCGTTAATTCACCAATCTCATCATCAGCATTTACATTATCCGGATAATACTGAAGAGAGATTATTATGAACAATGGGTCATATTCTGTAAACGGAATTGATGATTTGGGTTTCAATACGAACTTTTCCGGAAGCTCATAATACTCAGATTTGTTTTCTGGTATGAGTACCCAATCAGTTACTGTTGGGATTGTTGAACCAGAGTTCGATATTGTCACCTTGATTACACCACCTTCAGAATTGTACTGATTCTTTTGTACACATGTGAATGTATACGTACCAACACAGTTACTCGGGATAATTGATTCAACCAATTCAAGTGATTGCCCATGTGTATCTTGGGATGTTTTGCATTTAATCAGTATATTGGATATTACTCCATTGAATGATGCAATATCATCATTTTGAACACATATCAAATCAATGGTTTCATCAACTGTGAAGTTTCGTATCGGTTGTACTATTTCGAATGATATCGTTTTGGACAATGATGCTGGTGTGATTTTGACATCCTTGAATGGATTCGGAATATACAAATCGAAATTTGTATAATCATATTGCTGAGATTGTGTATTAGCTTTGATATCACGAAATCTGAGTACTGGATTATTGTCATACTCATCACAATATTTCTTTCGATTTATTATGAGATATTGCTTATCAGCATCATCGTATTCATTGAACTTATACCGTTCGATTGTTTCGAAATGTTTACGAATATTGATATCGCGATACAAATCGATTGAATGATTTGCTTCACTTGGAACTGAGAGTACAGCTTTGAATACAACAGAACACTCACCTTCATCATTGAGTTCGATATCATCAAACACATTGGATTGTTCATATGCGAAGTAAACCAGTATGTTCTTTGAGTCTGGAGAAGTATTCTTTGGAGTTATCCTCATGATTGTATTCACTTTTCCAGTTTTGAAATTCCTTGGATTATCGATATTGACATCTGTTTCATATATTACTGATATTTCGAAATCATTTGGATTCAACCAAACATGATTGTCTTTATCATACATATATACTTCAAGCTTATCAGTATACAATAGGTCTCTGACATTATCAACCATTGAGATTGATTTAACAGAACGACCATTCTGAGTGTATATGATTGCAGATTCATATGAATGAACGTTGAACCAAGATGTTGGTTTCTCCAATTCATATATCATGTATTGATACTTTTCTGCTTGATTCTTGAGCTGTGTATTCTTATATTCCAGACGTTCAATCTTTGCGAGTATCTTCTGACGCTTGATCTCATCTGTTGTTCTTACATACTCAGCTCTGTCTCTTGCAATAGAAGATTCGTTTGCACTAATCTGAGCTTCACATTCATACATGTATCGATAGAATGTTGCTTTCTCACGTTCCCAAATATCAGCATCATTTGGTTCAGTACGAAGTATCGGATACTGTTGTTGAATTGATAATGGATTGAAGTTGTGAGATAACATGTTTATTGTTATCACATCATCAACGAAGTTTCCATTTGTGATATACAAGAAGTTGTATTTCTTATGGTCTTCATCTATGAATCTATTTGGATAGATATCAGAGAAGAACCAAGCAACTCGTGTATGAACATAATCACCATTATTCTGAACGAATAACGGATCGCCGGGTAATGAATACATATTATCGTATCTATCATCGGTGTTCTCTTTGATTATGTCAACATTGTAGAATGATTCATAATCTGGATTGGAGAATTCATCTAAGAAGTTTCGAATATTATCATCAACTATCTTACATTGAATATCATCTATCAGATATTTCTCAATATCTCCCGGAACAGTCAACTCCATCCATTTAGCATTGTTCTGATCAACTGTTGCTTCAATGAATCCTTTGTATTCAGAATGATCTATTTGAGTTATTCTCACTGGGAAGATATACTTCTTGTCATCTGTCTGTAAGTATACTTTCTCTCCGACATAATACTTGCCACCGATTCCGTTGATTACATTTGAAGCATCGGCTGGAAGATGTTTAACTTGTACTGGTTTCACATACAGATGACAACCATCGACATCTCCATAGTTTGTCATAACCATATCATTCAATACAGAATTCTCCAAATGAATGATATCAACTGGACCAGGCAGATATGTCTTCGGATTCAGTATGAGCTGTTCCTCATGCTCCAAAGTCATGAACTTATTTCCATATAACAATTCATAATCATGCCGACCGGTTTTGCCAGTAATCAGATTACCATTGTCTGTGGATGTATATTCATACTTACTCTGGAACTCGATGTTTGTTGTATTCACTTCAGGAATCAGTTGTTTAGGATATCCAAGTGCTCCTGCGGGAGATACTTTGACAAATGAGATATTGAATGCAATTGTTTCAGTTGAACCATCGATGAATGTAAGCGTACCATTATCAACAGAATACTCTTCATCATCGAATATAGCATACTTAGCCAATGGAACAATGTTTCGAATTGTATATGTTCCATTTGATGTTCGATTGTATATCGGAATGAAATACATCTTACGTATTCCGGTTTCCGTATTCAAAGGAGACTTGAAATGTTTATCTGTTACATCAACATCGATTGTGATATATCTCGGAAGCTTTGTATATTCTACTTCTTCAAATGTGATATTTGATATAGAATACATATCGAATCTCACATTGTTTATTATACTTACGCAGAGTGTGCGTATAAGAGTTCCCGTTGTATCACGATAAACTTCCATCTGATTTAACAATGTCTGATAGGTGTTCAACGATGCTATCGTTGTATCGATATAACGATACAGTCTGTCAGTCAACGTTATACACAAATAATCCATGGAATAATCATTGTTCTCATTCAATGATACATATCTACCCAAATTGGGTAATATCTCCAGTATCGGATCCAGTAAGAACTCTTCGTATTGATGTGAATTCATTGTCTGATTAATCTTCTTAAGATGTAAATACAGCTTACGAATATTCGGTTCTGCTTGATCAGTAAAACCAAAATTGGTATGCACATAACGAATCTCGGAGATAATCTTATTGATGAGCTCGATGTAATTGATCTTCACACCGGGGAGTTTGATATACTGACACGCTTCAAATTCTGTAATCATATCAGTTATCATATTTCTGATATGCTGTGCATTTTCAGTATTTGTCACATTATCAATCATTTCACGAATTCCTGAAGTAAAGAAATTGAGAGTCTTGATTGAATTCAATTGTGTAATATCTGAATCTAATTGATCCAAGAATGTTTTACAACAATCGATCTGTAACCACGATTGAGCATAATTTGTTTCAAGTATGCTCAGATAATATTGAACATCTGACAAGTATTGCAACAAATACTTTGCAGCAATTAAATCATTGCGAGCATGCATTGTTTCAATTGTATCAGTATCATCGAATCTGAGATAAGTATCGGTATTGAATTGATATCCTTCATAACCGATATTATCATCATCTTCTTTCCATCTGTACAGATAGAATGTATCTCCAACATACGAATTGTATGTATAAGGATATGCAACTTCAGCTATCGGTTGAGCTGATGCATTCAACAACCTCGGATATCCATAGAAGATATTCACATTATCAATCAAACCTTCCAACTGAGATATCGCAGTATGAATTGCCGGAGTTGATGTATACTTGGTAAAGTCGATAAAGTTGACAATACTCTTATCGATTACTTCAATAAGAGGATAATCAACATAACGTTTCTCATACTTCTTTCTTGTCATGATATCATAGAAGAATGATTGAAGTTTATCTTCATTACCATTCAACTGATTCAATGTATAGAACAAGAAGTTGATTGCAAATGGAGATTCAAACTCAGCACTCGTATCATCACCATTTGTTGAGATATTGGATGCTTCATAATTGATTTCCGAAGGGAATACATACAACAAGTCTGGAGATAATTCTTTTCTTCTAAGAATCTTGCTAATCATGTATTCCTTTCTGTATCCATTAGAGAAATACATCTGCGCAAGCTTGGCTAATCTGTTTTCAGCATACCAGTATCTGATATATCCAATATGATCGATTATCTGTTTCTCGAACTTATCAAAGTCTAAACTTTGTTCAAGTGATACTTGATCACATGCTGTTTCTTCAGGTGATTCAGTATCCGTATATAATACGAATATCTTGAATACTTCATCACCATTCAGATTATTCAAGTAGAAAGTATTTCCAATTCCAGCGAAGTGTTCAATGTCTGGGACATTAAACAACCAACAACCTTCGGTTTTGTTGTATTTCAATACGATGAAATTCTGTTCACTGACTGGACGTTTGAAATGTTTGTAATCGTAATCATCATACCAATTGACATTCAAATCACTCAATCCAACAAACTTCTCAGTCTCTTCAGACATATATACTGAACAAACTGTATCAATGAATTTCTTATATCCATCTCCGAAGTAGATACGAGTTGCAGCAAGTAATGTTTGTAGTTTAGCAAACGGAGCATTTGGATTGTTTCTCACATCTGGTTCTTGTGAATATCTCAGATTGTATATCGAGTAGATATTCTTGTATATAGACTCGAAGTATGTAATAGACTCAGACGGAATCAATGATGTAACGATTGCTCCTTCTTTATACATATCAAGAGCATCACTAATAACTCTCATACACGTTTGAGCATATGGAGTTATAATGTTATCAATGATTTCAGGTAATGACATCCATTGAGTAGATGTACCAACTGTACCGATTGCCAATATCGAACTCGATATAGATTCCAACATCGGACGAATGCTCAACAGATTGTTTATTACATAGAACGAATCCATTACTGGTCTATCTAATACAATCGGAGGAGTTTTGATATTCTCTTCATTCGCACGGTTGGTTGATTCTACGTACAAAGTATTTGAATCTCTATCAACTAATCGATTTCCGTTCTCATCATATGCAACACGTTTATCGATTAAATTCTCAAAACATATTGCTGGATATACATCCTTCAACTCGTTCAGATAATCTATCTGTACAAGAACAACAGTCACCTTTGCTTTCTCACTTATCTTCTTTCGAGTATAGGATTGAAGATTGGGTATATCAATTCTATCCTTTTTGAATGAAGCAAAGTTCGGAGGAGAAGGTTGAGCATAGTTCGGATCATATATAACACACAAGAATTTCTTATCCTTGCATTCATCATACACACTTTCATTCAATCCCAATGAATCATATGGAATAGAACTGTTCCTGTTTATAGTACCCATATTCACAGATGTGAATGAGAATACTTTACTTGTATCAAGCTTGTATACGGTGAATGTGACAGATTCAGAATATTTCCAACCTATCTTGAATTTGAATCCATGGTCATTGAATGCAATTTTGCAATCATTTACAATGAAACCGTTCCCACAGCATACAAAAGTGAAGCCTAAATACTTGGTTATTGACGAAGAAACAAACTCGGAATAATCGATGTATTGACCGTTTGCTATTGTATTCATCTTAGGTAATCTGTCCTTGATGAATGAGTCTCTGTCACCCATATGCATTTGATCATATGGGATATCGATTATATAATAATGAGAGAATCCTTCCGCGGTAACCTGTTTGTCTTTAGGAGTTCCATTAAACACGATTGCATGAGTATTAACTAAACTTCTACTCATTGCATTGCTTAATGACATCTTATATGTTTCTATTAAAGAATCATTGATATCATCGAAAGTATAATTTGAAGATTGCATCAGATCAATCAATCTGTCAAAACCTTTCTTATTACCAACAATTCCGAACGGTTGTGATGATAACAAGCTAAGGTCATGTAACTTCAATAATACTTTATTCTGGTTGATATTTTTAGTATCAATGAATTCTTTAGTATCTGTTGTTTTCAGATATTTATGTGATTCATAAAACCAGTTTTTGTAGTTTACCTTCACATTGTAAACCTCCTTTTTAGTAAAATTATCCGTTCGTCAGCATAATTATAAGTGACCCGGGCTTAGCCCGGGTCAATATAATGTAGATATGAGACAACCCCGCTATGTCACTTATTTTAAGGAGTTTCATTTTGACGAAACTATGTCGGAAGAATCAAAGGGGTAATTCAAGGCGAGAAATGCTTTTTGCGCTCATCAGCATCGCGCGGATGTGTATATCCGGAAATTCTATGTCTCGAAAGGATGTGAAACAAGACAAGGAATCACTTATTACAGCGGGCTGGTCTCATATAACTAAGTGTGAGATATATCAAGAATTATTGTACAATTCTCGAATCTTCTCCTTCAAGTTTATGAGTACCTTATTTGCTCCGCCGATAATCATGATACTCGGAATCATACGTCTGAGAACTGATGTACTTGATACGAATACGGATATCTCTTCATTCGGATTACTTTCAGAGAATGGTTCCATACCTTCAGGAATAACTTCAGATATGATTTGTTTGGATGCGGCGTATACCGCAAGCTTATCTCCAACAGATACATCATCAGCATGTTCGATGTATACTTCAATCAGAACATCCGTATTGATTCCCTTTATAGATGAAGCCTTAATGGGTTCAACTGCGTAATCATATAATGTATCCAGTTTATATGGTGATGAAGATGAATCATATTTGTCAAGTATCTTACGACGTTTCTTATTCTCTTTGAAATGTTCATTCAACAATTCAAACAATGATGGTGATAATGATGTTAATGCTTTATTGGTATACATCTTAACTGCAACAACTGTTCCAGCAGATTTAGCATTCTTCGTACGTTTGAAATCATTTGAATTGTTTCCAAATGCTTGAAGGAATTTATCTACTGATTTATCACCAGTATCACCGAGTCCGAATGTAATCAATGGATCACCGATTTCAACAACATCTCCAACCTTAACAATCTGATCGATTTGATCAGTTGCAGATATCTTGATTTGTTGACACATCGTCAGAGATGTTCCCAAACGTTTACTCATCTTTCTGGTTATAAGACCGGCATCTTCATAAGTTGAGTATGTATCTGTGAATGCAACCTTTGCAATCGGTCCCATACAATAACGAACAACTCCATCTGTTCCTTTATGGAAGAACTTCTCATGATATGCCAAGATATCTCCCTTCTGGAATTTATCATTGACTTGGAATGTTGTCTTGAGTTTGTTGTTTACATAGAATCCAGAACCAGAGTTGAATGAATACTTCGGAGCTATATTGACTGCTTTCTTTTTCTTATCCTTGTATTCGATAATCATATACTGGTCATTCATATCGATCACCTTACCATCATCATCTGCAACTACGGAGAATTCATCTGTAAGATATGATGGAACGATTTCATCAACTCCATTGGATATGAGTACTGGAGCAGTATCTTCTGTTGCTATCATATGTCCAGACTGAGAACCTGCAATTGCAGTACGGATAGCATCATCACGAGTGATTGTTCCCGGTGTAAGAAGTTCAGTAAATGATGCAAGCTGTAAGTCATTCTTCTTATCATCAGGAGAATAGATCTTTGTATAACCACGAACAGATTCAACGTTCGGATCAATAACAAGTTGACGTTGAACGCCAACGTTTGCATTGTTCGGTGATGACATCGCAATCTTTGATATCATAGTTGAATTGTATGAACGTTTAGCTTCAGTGTATGCACGCGCAACATTCAATCCAGCATATCCCTTCTTGGTTATTGATTCTTTTGCATGTAATTCGATAACCGGATTAAGTGCAGACATCGTTGCAACATTCTCAACTTTCTGAAGTTGTGATATCAATGCATTAGGTGTGAATGCTAATAGATTACCACGTGCTTTACTACCGGAATTGTTTGTATACTTAGCAACTTCCGTAGCCAGTAAGTAATGAAGTATACCGGGAATGATTTCAGTTGATCTGATTCTGTACAATGAAGCATTCGATTCATCAACATGTTCATTATCACCCAACATATCCGAAGCATATATCAACATTCCAACCAGATCATTTGGTATTCCATAATGATCGCATACTTCTGCAGTTATAGGATCAACGAAGAATCTATAACGAGAGATGAATGTTGTCAATTGAGAGAATGCTGAGAAGAATAATGAATTGAATATGTCAACATATATTGATTGCTGGCCGAGTATCGGAACATCGAATTCCGCATATGTATGAGCTTTTGTATTCAGTTTGTATAATCCATTGAATAACAACTGTGCTGACAGTGAATTCTTGATTGCGAGAATCTTATCTTTGAATACGAATTTAAGATAAGAATGATCATCGAATGATTTGTCAACAAACTTGAATTCCATTTGGGATTTATTCAATACTGAAGTGATTCCTTCCCATGCACAGCAAGCAACACCCAATGGATACTTTCTACCAATCACGATTTCAGTATACATATGAATCTTGGTTGGTTTCAGTTTCTTGTACTCAGCCATTACACTTTCAGGAAGAGCATTCAGAATTGTATCTGTCAATGTTATTCCAGAACGTGTCAAACCAGTATCAGTGTTTATAACGATTGGAACTTTATTGAACATACCACAACAGAATTCATTCGGTTGTACGGAGATATCTCCATAACGTTTCAAACATTCTATTCTGGAGAAGTATGCTTCGAAATGAGTTTCTCTTATAATAATAGATCTCCACTTCTTTGCATATTCATCAAACTCGATTGTTGATACATATGAACGGTTTGTATTTACGAATGAACCAGCTCGAGTATATTTAGGATTACCGGATTCATCCAATTGTTTATTCATTACCTTTGCCAACATTCCGATGTCTACCAGTGAATGAGTATCATATCTGGTAACAGAAATCTTGTTGTAGTTCGATGTAAGCATAACCTTATTGGATGAAGTCTTCAATATTGGAATCGGGAAATCCTGTTTACCGATATTATTCCATGCACCATTGATGAAGAATCTTCCATTCCTTACAATAGGAATATGGACATTGATTGTGCTGGTTAATCCAGACTCTTTTGATTTAAGAGAAACTTTCCAGTTATTAACCAACGACAATACAGTCGATATATCGGTAACTTCGATATTCTTAACTTCGAAACCATTCGGAATCTTTTCCAACTGTTTGAATACTGCAACGATATCCTTATCAAGCATCTCATTTTCATATGCTTTTGATACATCTGCAAATCCAGTTCCTCTCATTGCACCAGGATTCGTTGTTGTTATATTCCTTGGACGAGATGGTGCAGGTAATGGAACATCTGTGACATTGGAGAGTTTCTCGATGTCATTCTTATTTAATTTGACATTCAACATATTTGCACGTATTGCAAACTCACGAGATGAAGATACGATATTCTTTGTTTGTGATTTATCTGTGCTCTGTAATTGTCCAGCCAACTGTTTAGAAGCATCATCGATATACTTCTTCTCGATATCCGTTGAACCATCGGGCGTTAAATCCTTGGCAATTTGTTTGTAATTATTTACATCAGCATTCTTGCTCTGATTAATCTTAGCCAACAATTGAGCATTGATATTCATTGTTTTAGCATAGTATAAAGAATCTCGTTGTTGTGCATCATTTAATTCTTTTACACCATACTTAGCCTTCAATGAAGTAATCAACTTCTCCAAGTCTCTGGCAACAGTCTTGCTACTGTTCTGAACATTTGATATTGTATCATCGGTGATACGTTCCATCTCGTCTTCAATTAATGCTTCATAATTTGTATTATCATCAGCATTGATGTTTCCTTCAGATGCAATCATTGTACCAATCTCTTCCATCATTGAAAGAATTGATTCCTTGTCACCAGTGACGTCATTGCTCAAATCAATCTTATAATCTGAATTAGTTTTCAATGAACGGAATACAATTATAAGATTCATTCTTCTTATCTTGGATTCAGACAGATATGCAGAAAAAAGAATACCATTAATGATATCATTATTAATCTCATCAATGATGATATTCTTGTACAGCGGATATCTTTCGATATCAACAACAAGAATATTCGGGATATCTGAATTCGAAGATTCAAATGGTTTGAATACATTATAAAGAATATCAGGAAGATTCTGACAGAGTTTCTCCTTAGGAAGTTTACTCTGTTTGAGCTTTCTGTTTATGATGTCAATGTATCCAGAGATCGGTATATAATAAGAACCATTTATGTTATTCAAGTCTTCTTTCTTTTCATACTTAACCAAAATGGGTTTTGGTATAAGCTTGGTATCAGACTGCATATACTCAACTCTCCGAGAGAATTCTTTTGCATCGATTTCATAATTGATTCCCAATTGAACCGATGGAACTTTGAATGGAAGAACTATCTTCTTATAATACACTCTTCCGGGAGAAGTCATATTCTCGATGAGTCGAATATCATATTCAAATGAATCCGTTAACAAGAACACACGACCATCATTCGGCATACTTGTTATTGGATTCTTAGTATAACTTTTCAAACGTGTTATATCCATAACAAAACCTCCAAACCTTTGTAATAATATAATAGTATATGATGGAAATTACAAACCCGTGTTCAGGGGGAGCCGGGTAAAATACAATATAAAGGAGGGAATAAAATTGTCTTTTGGAGAAATACACTCACCATTCATATGCGTTGACGACATAACAATCATTCCAGAGGATATGAACTTTGTCATTTATAATCCAAACTTGAATGACATGGATAAACGGGAATGTGTTCGCAGAGTGATGCAAGATAGGTTCAATGTCACATTGACAGAAGAACAGTTGGATGAAATATGTTCATACGACAAGTATCATCTCAATGAATGTTTAGAAAAAATAAAATCTTATATAGTTTAATGAAGACGGGGGCGTTAGCCCCCGTTATATCATTCATTAACTGCTTCAATTGAATCCTGTTTGTCCAGTGTCCAGAGTATTCCGAGAGCATTCCATATGCAAGATATCATATGGGGTTCATCTTGTTCTCCATTGATATACTGCTTGAGATGTCTTCTCATTGAATCCAAGAAGCATCCGCCTTTCTCTGCTTCCATAATCGGAATTCCGTGCTTCCAATTATTCACGCCGTACAGCTGTGCACCAGTCTCATAGTGCTTAGCAAGCTTCTCCAGCATTAAATTGAACTCTTCGATGAAATCATCAAATGTTAAATCGTGCATAAGTTCAATTCCCTCATAATTGGCGGTTGCCGATGAACTGGAATCAACAACGAGATTGATTATTAAATCAATTATGGATTCTCTTGTAGGAGTGAGATATGCGCACATCAGTAATGATGATTTGCATGCGTATAAGTATCCAGGATGCATATCATATCCTTCTTCAATCATAGGAAGATCTACCGGCTGATACGCACGACATATTGCACGGTTTATAACATCCCATATCTGGTCAGGGATTAAGTCATATCTACCCTTGCCATCCTTGGTGTTACGTCTTGCGCCGAGAGCGAATGCGTCTGGCTCTCCGTCAACCTTTACACCGTTGACCATGATCGGTTCTTCAGTCACTGATTGACTCTTGGGCTTCTTCGTCTTGGAAGCCGTTGACGTTGTTGATGTTGTTGTTTTCTTCTTGGTTGTTGCCATTTTGCTTTACCTCTTTCAGTTTATTTAATTCTCTATACAGAGAAATTATGTGCTCTTTCATTGAAACGATTACAGTTTGATTGATAAACTGTGTAATGTCATATGCCAGTACAGCGAGATATTTGTCATCGTTGGTCTGGATATCTTTGATAGAATTGTAATCCAACTGACCACCTGTCTGTTTGAAGAATACTTCCAGTGAACCTATCATATTCTTCTTATCTTCAGGAGTCAACTGATCACTGTAGAATGCAGCTACCTCATTGACAATTCTATCTCTGGTTTCAAGAATCTCACATATATTCTTTGGGCTATTATCACCAGCATCACCAAGAGTATATGATATTCTCGAAATCATTGAAGTGGTGTTGATGTTCTTACATGAGTTGAGAAGATTATACTTATCATCTTCTGAAGGTTCATCAAATGGATCAATCTGCACGGTGTATGAAGGATCAACTGTATCAACGTTGTCTCCATCTGTTTGCAACTCATTGTATGCATCGATTAACTCGTTGAATTTCTTCGAAGCATCTTCGTATGAACCCAAAGGAATCATATATTCATTCAATGGTTCATCAGACTCAGCTTCATAGAATACTTTCCTCTCAGCATTAGCAATGTAGATAACATCATTTTCATCATGATATGAAATACTCGGTGCTCCCATATATGATGTTATGCCGAATCTTGCCTCATTTAAATCCACACTATTAAAATCAAGAATCATGTTTATTACCTTCCTTTTCATTTATTTCGATAGCTCTCATCATTTCGTGAAGAGTAGGCTTTTCTGATTTAATTGTCTCCTGTTGTTTCAGTCTCCGTCTGCTCTCCAGCAGAGTCAGCACTTCCTGTTTCCGTCTCTGTATTGCTTCCTGTATCGGATTCATCTTCATCCTCCTTTGTTTTAAACAAATTAGAATATGCTTTCTCCATCTTCTGAAGATTCTCATCCAGACCACTTTCCTGAAGCTGTTTCAAAACTTCTAATGTTCTTGATTCATTGGAGAAAGCCAAATTCTTTTCCTTTTCTTTCATCCTTTTGTTTCTCATTGATGTTCTCCTTTCGAGACAGTTATAAACCATCCATTCTTTTTGTTTCCTTCGAGCAAACAATTGTAACCTTCGTCAATTAATCGTTTGATCAAAGATTCATATCCCTTGTCGGTGTTAACACAGAGACTGACTTTTCCGTCGGTATATTTCAAACGATTCGTCAGGTTCCCATATGCTTTTTCGCATTTTGCTTTGTTCTTCTTATCCTTTAATTTTTCAAACAACATAATTATCACCTCAAGACAAAAATGTTAATATGAAGATGTTATCATATCTTCAAATATAAAGGAGGCATGTCTTATGTTAGACAATTTCTCAATTCTAACAATTTCCCCATTCGTTGGTGTACTCAACGAAGCAACCAAATCCATAGCAAAGTGTTTCAAAAAAGATATAAACAGATATATTCCAATATTCTCATTGGTGTATGGAGTCATATTGGGTATAGTCGGTTATTATATCCCGGGTTTAGACTTCGGCGACAACCTGGTTGAAGCAATCTTTGCCGGTCTTGTTGGTGGTGGCGCTGCTACTGGCGTACACCAAACTTTCCATCAGATATCATCAAAAACAGACGATGCAAATTCTGAAACATCCGACATTAATAATTATGATGATTCACCTTCAACAGTTGTTCCTGAAGAAGATGAAGTCATCACATTAGAAGATGCAGATATTCCAGAAGATGCATTATCTGTTAATAATGATGAAGACGATGAACAAGATAACAATGCATCTGATACAACATCAGATGATACAGGGGATATTCAGGATGATGGCTCGTGTACCGAGTCAGATGAAACCCTCTGAAAAACTTAATAACTTTATGACCCGCCCCAGTACGGGGCGGGTCATGTAAAGCTATTTTCATTTCTTAACTACTCCATCTTTTACTAAGGTGAAGTCTCGAGCAAGTATTCCCTTGTACGTGAATGCTTTCTCTACATCTTCAACATAGTTCGGATTTTTATAATTAGATAATGATTGTCTTTGTTGTCTTGTCACTTTGATTGGTTGGTTAAGCTGATTATAGACTGCGACAACTTCATGATCTATAACCACCTTTGAAATCTTGTCTCCCTTTTTCATCGTTTAACCCTCAGGGAGATTCAACTTGGAAATGATATTACGTATGTCTTCAGGACATATGATTGCTTCCAAGTCAAGTACGGGTATGCCATATGCTTTTGCAAGCTGATATTCAGCGTTGCATCCTCTTGCAACTTTCCATCCAGGATAGAAAGCTACAATGTCAGATTTCGACATTAATTCTTTAATGCCGGAGCCGAAGAAGTATAATTCCGGATGCGTGTACTGACGAACTTCATCCTCTGGGATAGCTGAGCCCAAAGTCTGATGCATGACTTTAATGTCATATCCGTCAAACAACTCCTTCAGCTGTGTATCGCTTTCAAGGAAAGCTTCCATGATTTTATCATCTGATAAGCCTTTCATCGGTAACGATACAAAGATTTTTATTGTTCTCATGTCGTCCCCCTTTAAACACATATTGAGTGTTGTATGTAGGCATTCACTCATCGCCTTTATATTCAATTTTAATTCCTTCTATATACAGAACTCATTCCCATTAGGAGAAATGGTTATATGTGCCATCTCCCCAGAATGATGTGTAATGTGGGAAATCGTTCATGTGTTCGAAATAATATTCCACAGCATCTATGCAAGACTGTGTAACATTTTTTCGATAATACCCAACAGCATATGCAGGATTGTACTGATGGCGTGCCGTCAGAACATTGTAAATTGTTGACGGTAAACCATCTGACCAACCACCATCATGAACGCGGTTCATGACAGTTGCCACCACGCATGCTTTATCATACAGAGGTACCCAATCTGAACCATACTCGGCTCCGACTGTGTTGCAAAGATAGATTCTCTCAGTATCTGTGATATAGTTGAGAGAAGTGTAGCCCGAATTGTTTGCAACTGGCTGTGGCTCTTCATACTGAGTCACTATCTCGATATCAGGATTGCACTCTGTACAAATCCTTGCTTCGAGTCCTTCTGTTGATGTAATCGGAACACACTCGCTATTGAACCAATGACACGTTGATCTATGAACATAGTGCGTGGATGGTTTGTAAACGATGTATTCCCCAGTGTTATCTTCCTCTTCAACAATCGGTTCAGTTGTAACCGTTGTTGTTTCTTCCACGTTAGAAGTTGTAGTAGTTGTCGTTGCAATAGCTTCAGTTGTTGTTTCAGCAACCTCTTCTACTGTTGATACTACGCCTTCCGTTTCCTGAGCAGCTGTCTCAGTTGTAGAAACCGTTGTTGACGGTGAGATTGTTCCCGTCGATGAAAGAGTTGTTTCCACTGGTTTGGTTGTGGATGTGGTATGCTGTGTGGTTCGAGCCACCGTTGTTGTTACGATGTACTTCAAAGGTTTGATAACCCCTGTTGTGTCGTGGTTGGGCAGCTCTTCAAGAACGGATATTTCAACATCGTTCTTTACCGGTTCCTCCGATTTACTGAAAGCAGATGCAGTGAGACCGATAACTGATACAATGCCAATGGTAGCAGTCATGACAATGCTTGCCATTTTTATCGTGTTCCTGTTTTTGTTGTTGTAAATTTTCATAGTTTACTCCTTTTTGTTTTCTCGTTGAATTTGCTTATGTTTCCATAACCTGAGCGAATTTTATAAGAGATTTCAAGTCATGGAATGTCGACAAAATTCTTCTTAAATCCATAAGAAGATTATCTAGATAAATTTACACGCGTGCATTTTATTAACCGATGATTCGGTTAATACTTATTTGTCTGAGTTCAAAAACAAATATTGAGATACATTTATCTTGAACTCAGATAAATAATATGTATATACAAAATGAAAAAAATATATAGTCACAGCATTTTAACTGATACTATTCATTTGAATAGCGTACAGAAAATATACCAATACAGGGGAGACGATAATGATGCAGAAGTATGAAATGATCATAGGAATACTCGGACTGCTGCTTGGCTCTGGTGGCATCGCAGCATTTATTTCCGCCATACACCAGAAGAAAAAGATAAATGCTGAATCATACAGCATCTATGACCAATCAAGCATTGATAAATTCAAAGCCATTAATGAACAGCTCGAAGACATCGCTGATAGAGCCGTTGCACAATCGCAACGTGAAGCAGAAAGGAACGAAGCGTTGAATAATAAGATTAATGATCTTATTGAGAAAAACAACGATCTGAATGACCAAGTAGCTAATCTTAATAGGCAACTAAGTAGCATCATTAACTGGATAAACAATGAAGATATGTCATATAAGCAATGGATAAAACAAGAATTGGCGAAGTATGTCCCAGAAGACAAACTTCCCCCATTGCCTACACCTCCTACATTTTCTGGAATAGAAATCAAACAATAAGAAGAAAAATACCCCGGGCTAAGCCCGGGGTTTATAACTTCTTTATTCTGTTATACAACCAGCAGTGATAGCGATCCATTCTTTATTTTCGATATGAATCTTATCATTTACATAGTCATATATCTGAGACATATGGAATGGAGCATACATATGAACAAGCTCCGGTTCAAGGAACTGAACATCACATTCGTCTCCATCAAAGTCTGCATTCATTCCTGCAAGGATTTCTGTTGTGATAGATATTGTGTAATCATTCATCTTATAGTTTCTGATCTTATAGATACCGATTGAACCCATGTTGATCGTTGGTTCACGAAGCAACATAACCCACTTGGGTCCTTCGCGATGAATTATCTCATCAACGATATCTATGATTTCAGGACTATAACGCTGGTCACGTGCAAACAGATAAGCCTGCTCAAATGGAATGTGTTTTCTAACACACAGCTTCTGAGCAATCTTGAACTGATACACAAATACCAACATATCGTATGGAAGGTCGACTTCATCCAAACGCATGTTACATTCAAGAGTGATTACACCACGTGCAGAGAAGTCGAATGAACCACCGACAATCTCGGAACGTACACAACCAGTCTTCTTCGAAAGTTCAGTTGATATCAAGTGTTCTGAGCCTTCGATGTAATGTTTCTGTATCTCATTCAAAGCATCAATTACTTCTCTTTCGAGAATCATTGAATCAAGCTTAGCTGCTGATGATAACATCATTGAGAAGGGTTTGTTTATTCTTGGATAGAATAATGTTTCTGATGTTTTGGTTGCTGGACGATAAGCTGTTGAATAGATTGGTATCTTCGAGGTAAAGATACCAGAACGACTTTCCTTGAGAGTCTTCTTATCTTCTACCATGCTATTCGGTAAGCACTCATCAACAATCGCATCCCAGTTATTATATAAACCATCTAATCCAAGACCTTTGAGGTGATGTCTGGATTTAGGTACTTTTTCGAGTATTGTATCGAGATCATCCGCAGAGGGTCTTCCTCTTTTCTTCTTTCTCTTTTCGGATAATCCATCATCCTTGTCACTATAATGGATTGACTCAATCGATTTGTAATTACCCATAATCAGATTGAGAAGGTTTGTTCCAAAGTAGTGTTTTACTACTGACCAATATCTCGGAGTAATCACAACGTGTTTACCAAGATCTATCCAACCAGTATATCCGAAGTTGAGTGAATGTAATAATACCTCACCTTTGCATATCGGACAAATCTGACCAACCATATCGGCACCTGTTAACATGCCACAATCACATCTGTACTCATTTGCTGTGAAGAGTGGATTGTTTATCAATCTATCTATATCTACAGGGCCGAAGTCGTCTTCATTCTTAATGACAAAGCCATTGTTCTCAGCCATGTCAGTTAAGTATTCCACGAACAAGTTTGCCTTTTCGAGTTTCATTGTTTGCACCCCCAGTTTATAATGAATCATTGATCCAATCGAAAAGTTTACATATCATATCAAGTATATCCAGTGTCATTTTGGTTGATTCGTATACGAGAGGTTTGTTTAACATCGAAGGATCATTATGATTCACGATGGTATACGAGGATAACACACAATTGAGAATACTCTGAATGAATGTTTGTACATTTGCTTCTGTAAGTAAGTAATCCTTAAGATTATTTATAGAAGCAAATCTATGAATTGTATCAAGGTCTTTCTTTGTGAGAGACTTGTTTGAAGAAGTAACAGTCTTTGCGGTCAGTATATTGATTACAGGATCATTTACTGAACCTTCTTCTGATACTCCTTGAAGTTCCATTATGACCTTTCTCACATACAGCAACAGAATATATCTTTCCTTCTGGGAGATTGTCTTGGTACTGATGGAAGTATGGAACTTGTTGTACAACACAGCATTTATCAGCGTCGATGTCAAGTCATTCATCATAGGAAGATTCATGATATAGAAATCAAGACTTGACAGATTAACTTTCTCTGCAATTCTGGAAAGTATCATTGATAAGTCTCGAGTCATACACATGAACTCACCCGGATTAAATGCTCTGACTGCGTATGTCATTGATGCCGATGATACTGAATCATCGAGCAACTGAGAAGGGTCATCTACAGTCACGAGCGAATATCGAAGCTGTGTCTTACGAACAACTGATGCTGCATTATTAACAACAGACTTTATCAAACCTACGCACGAATATGTTGGACGTTTATTCTCAGCATCCCACTCTGATGCGAATGTGAGTTTAATCAATCCATTACACATCAAATCTTTTCTGAGAATAAGATTTGTCAGTGTTGTATGAGTAACACCATCAATTGCTCTCATATCACACATATTCGCATTTGATTTGAAGAACTGCTTTACCTGGCCATATACATAGTCATACAATACAGCATACATATTTGGATTACGCTTCTTCATTGTTTCGGTATATGCCATAGCAAACTTATCATACATGGTCTTAGGTTCATTACCTGTACTCATGATGAAATGTTCCAAATAGATATGAAGAAGCTTCATCTGGAAAGTCACGATGAATGAGTCGCGTAAGAATGACAAATCAAACAGACCTTTTACATCGTCTCCGACATCATTCTCATCAACCATTCTTTCAATCTTTTCGATTGTTTTCGGAGGAAATAATGTTTCATACAATTCATCATACAATTCATTGATTGTATTAATTGTATACTTCTGGGAATCGGTTATATTCTTTGCAATGAACATTGAAGTTATCAGATCATTATCTGGGTCATACAATGCACAGAAGAATGATACCTGTTCACATATGATATTCTGCATATCTGGTCTACGTGAACGAAGCTGGAATATCTCCATTGCAGGATCTTTTACCCGATCTCCGAATATCGCTTTGAAATTGACTATCATCTGTTTTGAATTATGACGGATGATTATGTCCTGGGGAACTGGTTCCCAGTTTCTAAAGCGCGTCTTCATATAACGTCTCTTATTTGCCCCCAATGGAAAATCGTTATATGGGTATTCTGTAGAATGCGTTATGTCATATGGGTATGGTTCCAATGATGGATCGTATCCATATATCAACGCTTTCTCAATCACTGATTGTTTCGCCATTTATATCCACCTCACATTTTATTTATTTTTCTTCTTTTAAGTTTATATTGTATAATCCCGAACGAAGACAATCAACATATCCCAAAAAGATATTATCTTTTTCTTTTAATTTATCTTCCATTCCTTCGGTGATTATCGGATATAAATATTTGAAATCATCGCATATGGTTAAAGCCAACGGAACATCGGTTGTTGTACAATAACGAATTATATCCAAATCCGTTGTTACAAATGTCCAGTTTACCCTATCCTTTATAACGGGGACGATGTCCCCGTATACATACGATACTTTCATCTCAAAAGAATGCTTGATGTATCCTTCTATATGTTGAGAGTATTTCTTAGAATAGATACACAAGTTGGTCACCCCAGCATCCAATGCTCCACTGAATATCTTATATGGAAATAGATTCGTGGGTGCAACGGAAGTAATGCTTCCGTATATGGCATTTTGCAATTCTTCATCACTGAATTCAATGCCATATTTCTTTAAATAATCTTTAATATCATATTCTTCTCTACCTACATAATCCAACATCAATTGTCTATTCGATAGATTAGATATCGTATCATTGTAATGGTTGTCTCGCATATAAACTGCGATGTTATATCCAATCAATGATACGATATCTTCATATGATATGATTATTCCTTCTTTGCCGATGAATGTCAAATCAACCATACGGCATGATTAGAATGGTGAGTCGCCTGTCATATCTTCTGATGCAGTTTCAGTAGCTACCTGAGGCTCCTTCTCTGATACTGCTCCGAAGTAATCATCAGGAAGCTTTGCAGCAAGTATCTTCTTATATGCAAGCTCGATAGAATCCATAAACAGTTTCCATCCACCTATCTTACCGAATATGGATTCGAATGTACAAGAAGCAGTTCCAGTCTTATCCTCGATAGCAACCTTGATATTTGAAGGTGAACCCATGATAGTTATCTTTCTTCCGCCTCTCTCAGAGAATACGTTGATTGTTGAAGGATCAGCGTCCTTGAGTGTGAGAAGAGCCGATACTTCTGCAGGGCTGAGATATACAGTAGGAAGCTCGTTGGGCTTCTTCTTCTCATATGAGAGCATTCCCGTACGAGGATCCTTTCCTATTACTGATGCAATGTATATCTTGAGCTTAGGTGTGCCTGAAGGAAGCCACAGCTCGATTGACAACATTCCGTCATCTCCATATATCTTCTGGAAACGGCATGTGATATCGGGCTTCTGTGGTCCACCAACCTGTCCGTTATTACCGAATCCTCGGTTGTTGTTCTGATAATTGTTGTTCTGGTAACCATTGTAACCATTGTTCATTGGCATATTCATCATGCTCCTTTTAAATATAATTTTACGAAATCATCTATAGATAACTCCGCTAGATTTTTGTTGTATTCAAAGTATACAATTATGAAGTTTTATTCTTCTTCATCATCATAGATATCACGTATTGCCATGATAGTTTCATATATCTGACCAGCATCTTCTTGATGGAAGTTAAATGTTTCTGTAAGAATGTTATCATTCTTTTCATCATACTTAGCAACCATCTCTTTTGATTCGATGTCATCTTGTGAATTGTTTACGAATATCGAAATCAATTCATACAATGTCTCGGCAGTTGTATTGAGCTCGACGATAGTCGAAGGTATATAAGCATCCATCAAAAGTTTCTTTTCAATGGAAGATATAACCTGCGTGAATTTGTCCGTGAAATATTGATTAACAAACTCAATTGCTTCATCCTTTGTTCCAACATCATCGGGTAACTCATCACCGTGATCTTCCAATAATTCAATTATTGAACGAAGATGATCGGTTATGTTTAAATAATTAACATACCAACCATATGGGTCGATGAATATGTTATCTCCTGCAAGGTTGTTGAATTCATCGTTGCAGTCATAAGCGACTGCAGCTCTGGATTCGATGAATGGATACAAACTGTCCCAATCCATAAAATATCATTCCTTTCATATTAAAAGTATATTAATCTTGACATGGTCTCTGCACCCTGAGTCTCAGGGAATACAAAATCAAACAATCCACCAATCTGTTTGTACGGAGACAGAATCTTGTCAATGGTGAAATCCAGATCAAGAGACTTAGCCAAATAATCCGGCATTACCTTATATTGCTCGGGCAATGAACAATACGGAGTCTTCTTTTCATTTGGATCTGGTACGTGTAGTGTATCGAGTAATTTTCGAACCATTGGGTCATTCTCATTCTCATGCATCTTCTTCCAAGACAGTGGTACAGTCTTAACTCTATCGAGATCTTTGATTAAATCATCCGGATGCATTGCATTCCAAATGACTGCACCAGTGACATATGCTGGAGGAGCCTTTGTATATGATTCAATCGGTTTAACACTTCCTCCTTTTAATAAGGAAGGATCTCTCAAAAGTTCTCGCTGTAACATTCTTCTCTGTTCTTGATATGATTCATATATCTTCTCTGGACGAATCTGATTCGTTGTAAGAATATACTTATCATACAATTCAACCATGATGTCTGATAAGAACTGAGAAGAATCTCTCTTCTTAAAGGATAATCCCGTGAATCCTATCTTATGAGGATTAAGAGGTTTGCCTTCTTGGATAAGTGTAGATTGTGCATACATCTTCTTGGAATACAAAGTCATCGCCAAGAACAAGAACTCATTCTTGAATATGAACTTAGATGCATAATAAGGATCCTTGATACCACAACCTTTAGCTTGATACTTAACAAACTTCGGTATGATATTATCAACGAACAACATCTTTCCAAATGCAGATGCACATAATGCTTTATCTCTCCAATATGGAAGATCATCCACGAATAACTGATCGAAGTAAGAAGCAAAATGAACCATGAGTGAATCTGTATCCGTTACACATACGATGCATCTTTTCATAGAATCACATCGAGCTTCATTGTCATCCATCATGTATGGATATACACATGAATCAAGTACAATGTTAACAATTTCAGACATCTCAGTCTTTATTGCTTCCGGATATCCTTCACCATAACCCATGTTCTGAACATCTTGTTTATTAAAGTTTTCGATATCTATCAGATTACGTTTGATATGCTCCATTACATAATGAACCTTATTCGGAATCTCATACTGTAAGACACCTTTGATGTTGAATGCATAATATAATTTGCAAACATCATCTTGTGGAAGAGTCTTAAGATATTCTAATAAGTATGCATAATCCTGTTGAGATGGATGGAAAACTTTCGCAATCAGATAATCACAACACTGCTTTGGAGATACCCCAGCATTGTGAACTCGATGTATTCTTTCTTCTTCATCAGTCAAAATTATATGTATGAAATCATATAATTGAGATATAGAAATCTGCATTCTTTCCGTAGTATTACCGGAAGCCATCTCGAGACAGCAGATTAAAGTCGTCGTCAAAGCCTTTGCTGAGGCGGTTGTCGCCGGCGGAATGTATTGAGAATAGAATGGTGAGAGTGGGGTTCCTGAACCACCATACTCCGCATTCATGATTTTCTTTACATTCAATTGAGCAGTCTTTTTTATCTTATACTTGATGGAACCTTCATCACAAGCAAACATTTCTTTCTTCTTTACGTCACGTTTAAGCTGTAGCGATTCCAGCATTTTAACCGTTGGCGCTTTGAGTTCTCCATGTTGCTTTACGAAAGTTCCATTTCCAGTGATTATAGGTTCTCTCTGCTCAACCCATTCCATAGTTCTCGTTAATGATGTTTCAATTGTTTCATTTGTAATATCATTATGGAGTACACATGGAGTGTCTATCATGTTATCATAACTGATTTTCTTTACTATCTTTCTTACAACATCCGGATTTAAGTCCGGGTGCATTTGAAGATACAGCTGAGCTAGTTGCTCGTCGTGTCTTTCTATAACTGTCAAAAGTAATCACACACCTTTCTATTTATTTCATATCATATGAGGAGGGTTTGTATGGATGAAGATGAGAATGTTGTTCAAACACCATCAATCAATGGCGTTGAATTAACGGAAGAAATGTCCTTGACGGACATTGGTATCATTGAGTTGACCCCCGAAATGGTTTCAGAATTGTTCTTGGAAACATTCGGAGTTACTCTGTAATGCACGTTAAATGAAACACATCTTTGAAGTTTCATTTTAACAATATAAATGTATAAATAAACTTTATGAAAGAAGGTAATTTAAGTGCTTGATTATATCAAAAAACAATTAAATGTTGATGATGGTAATTCTGTAGTAACTGAATCAGCCGTTGTTAATAACAACGACACCAACGATGAAGGTGTCGATAATTCTGTTCTTCTTGAATTTGCACATCTCTTCCAGGAGCTTGATGAATTATCAGAGACTGGTTCTGGTGCATTGGCAAGAAACAACGGTATCGATATTCCTTTGGAGGATGACCTCGAGGTTTCCAATGTTGAGCTAAATCTCATGACTGGAAATGTTCTTGTTCCTGGAGATGCTTCTGTTCAGGAAAGTGTTGAACCAGAGCCTGAGATGAAGTCTTATGAGGAATTCTACAATGAAGCATATGAGACTCATTCAAGATTCCCTCGTGAAGATGAGAATACATTCCTCAACAGAATGAAGGTTACTGCCGACAAGGCTTATGAAGCTTACATTGAGCAGTGCTATCAGGAAGGTCTGTTTGACTTTGGTAAAGTTAAACTGGATGATCCTTCTGTTGCTTGGAATGTCACACTTGACTGGGGATTGGTATCCGGTACCGCTAGTGGAATGAAGACAGTAGAGCTCAAGTATGCTGCCCAAAGCAGGAAGATAACAAAGAAACAGCGTGACACTGGTGTTATGCTTGCTAACTCTCCATCAATAGTTACCGACCTGATGAAGCTGTACGTTGAAGCTTTCAAGCAGAAGGCTGCAACAATGCCGAATGCTGAGACATTACTTGCCAATGGTTTGGATGCTGTATTGAAGATAGACTTCATCGGTATTCCTGAAGCTCCCAAGGCTACAGACAAATATGCCGTTGTAATATGCACATCTACAGCAGTTCCAGGTCTTCCTACATGTGATCTGTACTTTGAGTTCTCAATACAGAAGTCTCAGAATCTTACAGGTATGACGACAGATGTTCCGATTGTCAGCAACACAAATGACCAGATGATGGGTGCACGTACTGGATTCTTAGACAGAATTCAGATGGCTCAGGAGTCATATGTTGAAGGCAGAAGAAGAATCCGTCGTTTCGATGATGACGATGCTTATTACCAGGAAGCAATCGACTTCGGTGAAGGTGGCGGAGATGAAGGTGCTGCTGAAGTTAAGGGTGATGAAGCTACGGATGAAGGTGGTGCTGAAGTAACAGATTCAGGTGAGTCTGAAGCAAGAGAAGCCATCGATACAAACGATGTATCAGATAAGATAGTTGAGAAAGTAAAAGAGACTGAAGCTGAAGAGAAAGGTGCAGTTGACGACGTTAACATCGATGATGCTGATTCAGTTCCTTCAGATGATAACGGCGGAGAAGAGAAAGACGCAGTAGAAGATACTGAAGTAAGTGATGCTGCTCCCGAGGATGCTGAAGTTGCTGATTCTGAGGAAGGTGATTCTTCTGATTTCGATACTTCGGTTCCTACAAACAACGAAGACTTCGATAACATGACAATCGAGGATATGTTGAAACTCGGCGAAGATAAGCTCAAGACTATGAGTATCAAACAGCTCAAGGATTTCATTGCTTCTAACGGAATGAATGAAGACGAGTCTGGTAGTGAAGGTGAAGAGCCTGATGTAGATGCCGAAGACTTTGAGTCAGAAGCTTTCTTCATAACAAAGAAGAATGTTAATGCTGCACTGGATGCTGCACTGCGTGCCGCGCTCGGCATACTGAACGAGAATGATATCTCTTCAGATGAGATATTCAAGAAGTTCAAGAAGTTTGCTAAGAAGCTCAACAGGGTTTCTGCAAAGGCTTCTAATATGAGTGAAGTATATTCAGAGGAAGAGCGCAATAAGATCGGTGAGCTCAACGAGAAGCTTATCAAGCTTACAGGAGATATGGGTTCGAAGTCTAAGGACGTTGCTACAATCAAAGCATCTCTCAAGGATTTCCTCGTAACTGCTCAGGCTGTTGGTAAGATCGTAGAATCAAAAAAGTAATATCGAGGTGATAAGCTTATGAATAATGATCTTAAATCCAAATTGGATGCTATTATAAATAATACATCCGGCACATATCCCACGAATGATATCAAGGGATTGGCTGCAAATGGCATGAGTGCTGACACAAAGGGTACAATCGATAAGCATGTACTTCGTGAGAAGATATCTCTGAATGTGTTGAGTGATCTTGTTCATGCTATGATGTCAGATGAGACAAATCCTGATGTTGATAGGATGATAGACGACAGAATCATGAAACATATCCAGAATGATTATCAAGGAACATGTAATTCTTATCTCTGCAAGGCGTGCGCCTCAACAAAGGATCCTATGTGGGATGAAGTTATACAGGAAATCGATAAGAAGGTCGATGAGATAGTAAACGCTGATGAAGAGGGCACTGATACTGACACATATGATATCGATACCAATTCTCTGTTAGAGGGTATCGACAACTATGAAGCCTTGAGACAGCGTCTGAAGGATGAAGTATCTCAGAAGATCATCAACGATGTCAGCAAGGTTATCACAACATCAAAGGATACTCCTTCATTCGACGGCATCGATGATAAGCTCGCTAAGGATGAGAATCCCGAAGAAGATAACTCTGTAAATCCCGAGACTGGATTGACTGAAAGTGTTATAGTGAATCTTAGTGGTTCACTCTACATGGAAGAGTATAATGCTGGTAACGAGATATCCAGAGAAGATGCTTTGGAGATGGCAATTGTTGAGTATTGCATCAACAAGATGGATCGTCTTCTGAAGCAAGAAACAAAAGAAAATATTTATACAAAATACAATATCTAAACAAAAAATGAATCTCCCGGCTTAGCCGGGAGATTCTAAATGCTGTTTGTTTACTTGACAGAATCGGCAATCTTTGCCAATTCTATCTTTTCTTTTATTTCGGCCACACTTTCCGTGCAACGGAACTCGTGTCCGTTGATACACACGGTAGACATATATCCATCCCCGTGTGGATCATCATAATAGTAATCGATACGATCAATGTTGATAACGGTTTCTGAATTTGCCTGTGTGTCAGCAGGGTATCACCCTGCCTTAATTCTCAAGTTTAATTTAATGAATAACATGATTTTCTCCTTTCAAAAAATAACCCCGGCATCAATTGCCGGGGTTTTGGGTGGATGGTTTACTTGCTGAACTTTGCAGCAAGTGACCGAGCTTCTTTGAGCTGGCCCTCCAGGTTTTCTACTTTGCCAGCAAGGCGAGCTTTTTCTGCCTCGATTATGTCCTTGGCTCTCTTAAGCTCGTTTGTTTTATCATTTGCCTCATTGAGTTCTTTGCAAAGGTTGTCGAAATTCCTCTCAGTTGTAAATTCTGCATTGGCTCTGATCTCTTTTGCCAATGGCAGTAACTGCTTGAGGAAAGTTATTGACTCATCTGCTTCTACATCTACGGAAATATTGATTCCTCCGAGATCTGCGATGCCTGTAATCTCTGCCTTCTCGATGTTAAAATTGAATTTCATAACATGTCCTTTCTGCTCTTGCGAGCTATGGCGGTAATGGTCGCCACCCTAATAATTATTGAGATATAGAATTATTTTTATTCTTATCTCATATTAATAATATACATATGAAATATCAGATTATTCCGGTTTACCGGCTTCCAAAGGGAGTGAGCATGCTGAGCTTTATGTCACCTGAATATGGCACTATATCACCAGGCTTAATCATATATCCGTCTTCGGGTAATACTTCACCATCAATCAGAATCGGATTCATTGTGAAAATTACCATAGCAACTTCATCTGCATAGACTACATGCTTTGGTTTAATGTAACCATGTTTGGTGATAACGTATCTGCAGTTATATAATGCAGATGCTGATGGTCTGATTGTTGTGTAGACCAATTTGCCAAATAACAACATTGGTTCCATTTTCATATCCATATAACTCATAACTATTTCCTTTCTAAAATAAAATTGTTTATTATGGTTCCCCGGGCTAAGCCCGGGGAATTATATAATTAAAATCAAGCCAACATATCATCGATATTCATTGGCTTGGTTGTTCCAGCATTATCGATAGCCGGAGATATGAGCTTCTCGAGCTCTTCTTTTGCAGCGGTAAAGAATGCAGTACGAAGTTCCGGATTATTATCGATATCATCATAGATATTCTTCCAACGATAACGCTTTTCTGTTTCTGTACCATCTGCATTGATAACTTTCCATCCTGCATTGTTTCCTTTGAGCCTTCCTTTTGCTTTAAGGAACAGAGACAATGAACGATAGTTATCAACACCATTCTCATCCTTATCAATGACAAGGTCAAATCCAAGTCCAGTCTTTGCATTACCAGACTGATTTGTTGAACACTTTATTGGTTCGAACAGTACGGTGTTACCATTGAATCCATCGTGCTCTTTGGTATAACGTGTATCATTTGATGAATAACCTGTGAATGACATGTATGTTGAAGGATCATACTCCATTGCTGTTCCACCAGATACTCTATCAGATACAGAGCCATACTGGAACTGCTTTGAAGGAGATGCAAATGTTGTAGAAACATTACCTGTCTTATGAGCAATACACAGAATGATGATGTTTGCTTCCTTTAACATTGGAACGACATCCATCATGAATCCACGTATAGTCTTTGCAGTTATCGCACCAACCATATTGTTTCTCAGTTCCTTATTTGATTCGAAATCTTTGTTTCCAATCTCATAAGCATCTTCAGATATAACGATATGCTGAAGTGAATCTATGAGCATAATGGTCGGTGGCATCATAAGTATCGGGTGATTCTTATCATCTACTTCTCCAGTATCCTTTAACAGAATATCCTTATGACGAGTCTTAGATTCATATATTTCTGCGATATCTCTTTTCAGAGTATCGAATCCGATTGCTCCGGAACGAAGAGCATATCTCGGATGTTCAGCAGTAAACCAATCATCAGGAAGTCCGGAAATCTGTTTAGCTCTCTGAAGAACGAGTCTACCTTCACCATCATAATGTACGATGTTTCCATCATATTCAGTTCCAATGTTGGACACGATTTGCATTCCGATGGTTGTTTTGAATGATTGAGACTTACCCGAAAGGGAGTTGAACGAACCTGCCTGAAGACCAAGAACTTTTCGTTTCTTTATAACCTTACCAGTTTCATCACGAACCAACACTTCATATCCAAGTGTATAATCGATAATCGGAATTCCTGTTCTATAAGAATAATCGATTAAAGTATTCTTCTTGAATATGTTGGATGATGATCCTGATGCAAGTATATCCATTAAACTTGCATCTTTTAGTTCGTCATTTAATATCTCATCCTTTTTCTTAGCCATCTTACTATTTCCTCCTATTATTCATTTTTGATTTTAGATTCATACTCATGTATTTCTTTCTCTGCATCTATATTATATTTATTCGAGATATAATTTATGAGTGAATCTATTGGCTCTTCAATACCATTGATATTATTTGATGATTCATCATCATTTCGGATTAATGATGTATCTATTAAATCATCATTTTCTTCTTTGGTATTGACGATTTGGAATGATATGTTTTTGTTCTTCTTTGACATATTCATTATCGAATAATAAGATTCCATTTCTGTCTTTGGGGTATTGGATACATCTATGATGAATCTTGTTGGAGTTTCTATTCCTTTGGATATCTCTGTTCTGAGTGTTTCTACATTATCAATGGATTGTTTCTTATATACAATGGCGATTGGATTCGGAAATGTTTGCATTTCAAAGTTATCATTGCATATCGTAAATACTCTGGGTTCGGGTTGTCCGAATTGCCATCTCAACAATGGTCCAGCATAGAAAACATTGTTCCCGAAGTCCGTGAAACCGTGATAGTGACCGAATACACACAATTTGGATATCAGACCCAATTGTTCAACTGAATGAAGAATTTCATAGTGCGCACACTTGCAAGGAGCGAGCGTTTGTGAAGACATTGGACCATGCCCAACAATGATGTCATATTTATCATTGAATAATTCAGTATAATCAATCTCTCCGTAAAGTTGGGGAAGATATAATATCTTATGACCCAATTCGTTTATGTACACATAGTTGTCTTTAGCATAATAAACTCCTTGGTTCAATTGATATAAGAATGGAAGGAATATTTCATATTGATCGAAATCATGTGAATGAGTTCCTTTTATAAAATGAACTGGGACATGTGGATTACGTGGGTCTTTGGATAATCCATTACATACCAGCTTCATCAGAAATGTGGTTGCAAATTTGTATTCTTCGATATTCATTCGGTGGTCAAACAAATCTCCACATACGAAGATGCAATGACACTTCTCTTCATGATTATGTATTATCTCAAATAACATATTCAATGAATCCATGAAGTCCGATTGTTTTAAATTAACACCGAGATGAACATCGGCGATGAATGCATACAATGTAAATCACCTCTTTAATCTGTTGGATCCTCACAGAGTTCATGGTAACGATACCACTCGTCATACCATGTTTGATATTCATCGGAGAATACGTTAACAGATTCTTGTCCAAACATGTTCTCTTTAACAACAACATGCTTAGCATATTCTGGTTGTTTATTTATGATAGAAATAACTGTCTGGGGTTTTCTATCTTCTGTGAATACATCTATCTGATTTGTGTACGGTATCCAATACTTACGACACCCGTGCAGATGACCATGGATATTGAGTTTATTCGTATTCACCAGCGGATAGTGTGAGAAGAGGATATCTCTCCAGATGAATGTATACACAACTTGAGCGAATCCCATATTACGGTAAACTTCATAATCGAATAAATCATTATTACCAAGACAGAGTATCTTTGTTCCCGGTAGTGTAGATATCACGTTAGCCAACTCATCAGAAGCACCGAACTCTCCATCACATAAGTCTCCAAGGAAGATACAACAGTCTTTATCAGTTACAGTATCTCGATAATTGTTTATGATTTCATTGAAATTGTCTCTGGGTTTGCACTTCTTCTTTCCCTTCTCCAAACGCACAAACAGATGCCAATCCGTTGTCACGTATACCTTACCGCCAGCACGTTCAATCTTATTGATTAGCTTTCCGATAGCAGGATTTGTTTCGGGTGTTGCATTATGACATAACTTGTTTCTTTTTGCTTCAGAAACGGAATGAATATTATCAACATTATTCATGATATTAATTTCCTTTCGTAAAAAATAAACATGGGCGTTTAAACGCCCATGTTTTGTATCTGATTTACAGTTTTAACTTCAATACCATTCTTCTTTGCTTTATCTACCTTGGAAGATGTAAACATTGGATTCGGTATAACAACCAACTTTGCATCTTTAGAGAATTTATCTGATACACGATACCCCAATGATTCAAGTTTCGATACAACCTGACCATCTCGTGTACCAGATAAAACTGCCAAAGGTTTATCCAAATCAATGATATTTGTTGTGGCTTTAAATGTTATATGTGGAATGATTTTCATGATATCTTCCCAACAACGTTGAATATCTGTTATGATGATATTCATTGTCGTTGGTCCTATGCCCACAATCTTATCATTGTTCGGATGAATACCAAAAGCATCGAAGAATTGATTTGGTGTTGACTGGGAACATACTTGCTTCAGTACATTCCCGAGTACCAAGTTGTCACGATACTTGGGATTGGAATAAACAATCATTTCCCATTTTCTTCTTTCTACATTCTTACATGGTAATGCAGAAAGCCAACGTATTGGATCAACATCAGTTGAAGCTTCCTCAATAGATTTTCTTACATTATCTGCGGATACTACCCCAAATCCCTCCAAGACAGATAAGCTATTATAATTGATTTCATATAAAGAAGATATAGAATGTATGTGTCCTGTTTCGAACATTGCTTCAATCGTTCTTGTAGATATTCCGAACATCTTCATGTTCTGAACATACTTTACTACATTACCAACATTCGAAGCATAACAATTCGGATTACCACATCCAATTGTATTTGGCCCAATGTTGGTTAACTGAGAACCACAGATCGGACAAACATTCGGAATCTGAATCTTTCCCAGAGTTCCGTCATGTTCGGAAGATACAAGATAAGGTATAATATTATACATGATATTTACCGTATCTCCCAGATTGAGATCGAGTTCTCTTAGTCTTTCCAGATTAGATAGAGATATTCTGTTTACAGTTACATTACCAAACTTGGTATCTTCAACGAGTGCAACCGGAGTTATTCTTCCAGCTATACCCATTGAGAACTCTATTCCTTTGAGTTTTGTTTGTTTCTGGAGATTGAGTATCTTTATTGCTACTTCTTTAGAAATGACTTCAGTCTTCAATGGTTTGCAGTGTGATACAACAACTCCATCACATTCATAATGTAATCCATTGAATTCCAATCGAGCATTATCTTCAAGAAGATTTGCGATATAACTATCCATTGCATCATATGTGAGTTCCGGTATACCGCCATTCATTTGTTTGAAGCTTATCGATAATATCTTCAGAATATCAGCAACATATAACTTCTTATTCTTTATCTTCCTTAATGGAATGAGAGTTATGTCTTTGCAAGCTTCAATGTTTCTAGATGATATAGCTGCTTGT